CTTTTTTAGATTTAGGTGCTATAAAAACATCTTGACCAACAGCTTGTGCTTGTGGTCCATAATCTGTCATAACGTCTTCATCACGAACTTGAATACTTATATCTGCATCATCAAATAATGATTTAACTTTACCAACACCAGCTTTCATCATCTGACCTGCTTTTTGTACTACATTACCAAATCTGTATCCTGGTCTCATACTAGCTAGTCCACCATCAGCAGCGTAAAAAGAACTTTGTACAGCTGACTTAGGAGGCATAAAGTATAATGCAGAGTTTGTTGGATCGTTATAATATTTTCTAGCTTGATTTCTTACATCTTCTATCATTGGCTGTGCCATAGTATAAGGTGTACCTTCATCAACTTCTTCTTCACCCATAAAAAATGGTGCTGCTACTGCTGCTCCTGCACCTAGTCCACCTAATATTCTAGGTATACTAAACTTAGCTCCTTCTTTACCACCTACTCTAAATAAATCTCCTAATGTACTGAACTTACCACCTTGTCCAAGTAAGGCACCAATACCTCCAGTGTTTCCAAAAATACCAGAAGCTGCACCACCTAGTTTTGCTCTACCCAATAGTCCACCAAAACTTGTTCCAGGCATACCAAACATCATGGCTCCTGTTAAAGCTGCTTTACCTAATGGTGATTTAACAACTTTCTTTACAGTTTTTCCAATTTTTTTTACAATCTTACCTAGAAAATATCCTTGTCTTGGCTCTTCGAGTGTCATAAGTCCACCCATATTACGAAGTTGTCTTTCCATATTCATTCTTGAAATTGCCATAATCTTACCTTTTTATAGTCTTTTTCTCCTATAATCAATCATATATATCTACTAGATCAGCTAGTCCGCCGTCCATGTAATACATTCTTCTGTTTGTGCCATCGATAAAACCACCGTCTTTTTCTCCACCACCCGGATCAAACGGATCATTGTAACCTACTTCGTTACCTTTACTATCTTTCTGTATACCAGCTGCACCACTAGCATAAGCACTATCATCACCTGCACGAAAAGCTCTATTAGCTTCTTCTATTGTAGATAAATCTCTTTGTCTTTGACCTCTTTGCTTTCTATCTAATTCAGCCTGAAATGCAGCTTCTTCTCTTTCTACACCTCTTTTTTCTAACGCTTTTCTCATTTTCATTCTTTTAATTGCATCTGTTTTAGTTCTTAATCCTGTTGGTCCAAAATACATTTCTTCAAAATCATCAAGTGCATCTAATCTTTCTTGTAAGTTGCCTGAATAACCTGGTTTACTCATTGCTTTTTTAATTGTAGCTCTTCTTTTTTCAATTGATTCTGGAGTTAATTGACTTAGGTTATATCCAGCCATAACATTTGCCCCAGTATCGTAATCACCAGGACCTTGAACAATTCTTCCAATGTCATCTGTAAAAATACCCATACCTCTCCCCTCATTTTCCATAATAGATCTTTGATTTATAAATAGAGATGGGTCAAAAGCACCTTTTGCAAACTCTACACCTCTTTTTATTGGACCTATTATAGGAATAAAATTTGCTAGCCCACTTAGATCATTTTTAGGATAATACAAATCTGGATTTGGAGCTACTCCAGGATTGTCTGGATCCCTCATAGCTTGATTGTAATCATATGGTCTATAATCTTGTCTTATCCGACTCATGTCTGGATTAAACGGACCAAAATTATCATCGCCACGCATATTTTGTGTTCGGTAAATTTCAGGTATACCTGCAGACACCTGATCAGTTTGATTTGTTGATGATTGAAAAGGACTTGCTAAATACCTGTCAAATGGCACAAAGTTAAAACCTTTGTCTCTTACTGATTGATCTATTGGGTCTAATATCATTTGTTTGTATCTCCAAATAAGTCAAGACTAGGCATTATTACTTTAATGTCTCTTCTAATATCTTGTTCAGGAATTCCTTTTGACTTCCATTCCTTATCATCCTTGTATATCTCACCTGTTCTAAGATTGCTAATAGTTTCTATAATTTTTTCTGGTTTTATTATGGGTATATCTTTCATTACGATGTTACCTCTCTTGGCTGTATTTCTAATATAGACGCTATTACATGTAATTCATTAGCATCTGCAGCCTGTACTTTAAGTATCTCACTTTCCTCCATCACAAGAGGTTGACTTAAAAGTTCTGTTGTTGCCTTGGATGCTATAGCTTTATCCTTAAATAGATTGAATATAGCACCACTAGAGTTTACTAGTGTTATAGTTATCGTACTTCCTGATCCAGCATCCTCAGATACTAACAATGATTTAATAACCGTGGTTGTTGCAGTTGGCACGGTATATAAAGTCGTAAGACCTGTTGTTGTTAAATCTACTTTTTTATTTTTAAAACTATTAGCCATTAATTTAAAAAGAAGTTAGATGCCTCTACTTCATCCTTAAGTTCTTGTTGAAACGTTGTATTTAATTTTTGTATAACAGCATCAAGATCTCTAACTTGTGAGTCAGCAGTTTGTTTTGAATACTCCTCACTTGGTCTAGTTAATATTTGAACTATCTTTGCCATTATCTTTTACCATCCGGTTGTACATCTAATCTAAATGTACCAAGTTTCCAACTTTGAGATACAGCTGTATTTGCTATTTTTAAAGATACAGCTCTAGCTCTTGCACGTGTATCTACTTTTTTTGTAGATGAAGATATTGTAAATGGTCCAAGTGACGAGCTTGCATAGTCATCATTTGGATAGTTACGTAATTGTAATGTAACTTGTGTATTACCTGTTTGTGATAAAAAGTCTGGAACAAATCTTCTTATCTTCATAATAAACTCACCATCACCTCTAAAATCTGGCAGACCAGTTGATTGTCCTGTCGCGGCTCTGCTTTGTGTAATATCAAAATCACCCGACTCTATACTTGCAGTAACAGCATTAACACCTGTAGACAAAGCTTCATCAGTTCCTTTTTCATGTTCAAAATAAGTCGTACATCCGTCTGTATTACCTACAACATCATATGATGCATTACTGTCTGCATCGTATTCTGTTGCATGTGGTAAACCAAATACGGATGAATCTTGCCATGTTCCCCGAGCCAGGGTTCCTGTTGTCCAAACAGGTCTTTCTTTTCTAGAGTCTTGATAGTTATAAGTAACACATCTATTAATTATAGTAGAACCTTCTGTACAATAAAACCAAGTTATTTCTCCAAACAAATTATTTAATCCAACATTAATTAATTGTGATGCTGTAGTATTTAAATTATTAAATACAAAATCTTCTACTAAACAAACCATGGTTTCAAGATTACCAGAATATTTAAAAAAACCATTTTCTGAAAACCAATAAGCAGCACCATCTACTTCTAATGCAGCATTCTGTCCAATTAATCCACAGTTTGTACCCACTTGAGCAAATGCAAAAGTAAATGGAGCACCAACAAAACGCATTGTAAATAAAGATGTATCAGTCCAAACATAAATTGCATCCCTACCTCTAACAGCTCCTACTATTCTAGATCCATCAGCCAGTCTTTGTGTACCAGCTGTATTGGTTGCAGTAGGTGTATATGTGTTTATATCTTCCTGATCTGAGAATCTTATAAACATTTCATCTTGTGTTGTTGAATCACCTATGGTCGTTTCTGTTCCAAAAAATACTAAGTGACGATCCGGTGTAGATACTAACATATCTCTTGATGCAGTAGGTGCACCAGATATAATAGTTGCTCTATTTCTTACAGCGTTTGTTGCGTTTGAATCCCATTCAAATACTTGTGCGTTATGTATTAATGCAATAATTTTATCACCAAAATTATCAATGCTCCATAAACCTGGATCAATTACTAAGTCACCTGATGCTGCTTCACCCCAACCGATGTAATCAGAACTATTTGTAATTGCTGCACCTGCACTATGAGATGCTGCTGTCGTATTTCTAACTCCTCTTGTTACACCCGATAAAACTCCTGACGAGATTCCAGTGTAAGATATTTCTTCTGATCCAATTTGTACAAAGTTTGTCCCTGAAGTTGGAAACTGTGTAGCATCGTTTAATTCTATACCTGTAGTTTGTGATGAATTAATACCACCGGCTAAACTTGTAACTGCTTCACCAGATACCGTACCACCCCATTGTCCTAAACTCCAACCTAACCCAGGTAATTGTTCTGCTGGACCTACTGGATAATAGTGTTGAACTCTAATACCTCCTGATGAACTTGCTCCACTACCTGATTCGTTTGATGGCATGGTAATTGTAATACTTGTAGAAGTTGGAACAGACGTAACCATAAATGTTTTATCGTTAAAATCTGATGCACTAAAATTTGAATTTGTAATTGTTGTAAAAGTATCTAATAAAATAATATCTTTTGCAGATATATTATGAGCTCCGCTAAAAGCTATCGTAACAATTGGTGATCCATTACTTGTGCTAAATGCACTTGATAAACTAGTTGTCGATTTAATTGGGTGTATGTCATAAAATACACCACCATTATAAGCATATAAAATTCTGTTAGTGCCTATAATAGAAAATTTTTGACCTGATCTATTAACGATATGGTGCATCTTTCTTGCAGCACCTGTTATTTTGTTTTCACCTAATTGTGACCAACCACCTATTTTTTCAGGTGTGCCATATCTAAACCTTACATTATCACCATCAACCCACTGCATTTCAGCTGTGGTTTCTGTAATTTGTTTATTAAATCCAGGTTGAAACCCTATTTTCTGTAACATAGACCTCCAGATTATATTAGATTGCGTTGATATTCAACGAGTTTTGACTATTCCTAGCATAGGTCTTTTATCATACAAATTGGTTTTTGCAAACCTTCCATCTGCATGATTATAGTGCAGGAATA